GCTTCATTCATATCTTCATGTCTTTTCGATTTTATTCTAGCTTCAAAATACCTCTTTATACATTGATGAATTAACTTAGGAGAAAGATAAAAGTCCTTTGATAATTGTTCTAAATGAGCAGGAGAAAAACTAACATGATCATAAGGAAAATGCAAATCAAGATATTTATAGAAATCATCTATAAGTTCTGGTTGTTTTTTTAACATTTCTTCAGGAGACACTCCTTTAAGATGTTTTATAGCTTCATTAATATTTTCAGGAACTAAGTTCATCTAATTAAGTTGATTTTAATGCAACATTTTCATCTGTTAAAGTTTTTACTTGTGTAGTTAAAGTTGCTATTTGAGTTTGTAAATCTGTAAGATTGAAAGTACTTTTATAATCAGCTATTACTTGATTATAATTACTATAACTATAGAACAATCCTTCATAAAATGTATAAGAAGTTCCATCAGGATTTTTAACTATAATAGAAAAGTTATTATTTGTTTGAGCTAATAACGTATTTATCTGATCGGTCATCAACTTAAATTCAATTTCACCAATAGTAGTATTCATATTAGTTGAATAAGTAGGTCCAACTTCTATTTTGTTATTATCGGCAAGCTTGAATACTAATGCATAATTATAAGCTCCTGATAAATCTACATTAACTCTATCTCCATTAGTATCTAATTTTTCAAATTTAAATTTATAAGTAGAATCGTTTGATTTCAAGAATAATGGTCCTGTACCTTGAGGCATAATTTCGTTTAATACATTTAACATTACATTAACAGAATCATAATATACTTTAACATATTTTATTTTGTCAGCACCAGTATTTGAAATAATATTTGGCTTTTCAGCATCTAATTTATTAAATACTTTATAAGGGATAATATTATCCATATTAAGACGAGTAAATCTTAATCCATATTTTTTTGGATCTGTAGAAGCGAATGAAGCTTTTCTAATAATTTGTGTTCCATCCATTCTATTCATTAACCTACATGTATATTGAATTATATAAGAAGCAGCAATATCAGCATTTTTAATAACAGGTCTGAAATAATTAGCACTTGAATAATTATCTTCTTGAGTAAATGCGTATTTTTGAGTTAATAAAGATGTTCCACTTGGAATATTTTCATAAACAGTGATTTCATGCATTAATACCCATCTTCTTGCACCTACACCATAACTATCTGAAAAGTTTTCGTAATTATCATTAGGATTATTAGATGTATAAAGTTTAATTCTTCCACTTTCAATATCTCCAATATAATCTCCAATTATACTATTATTCCAGGTTGCATAAAATTCAATATAATCTCCATTAGTAGATTCAGCAATAAAACAATTAAAATTATCAGCAACACTTGTAACAGGTAATTGAATATTTAATATTTCAGTAATATTAAATGTATCATTTATTATTTGATCAATTACACTATAGGAAATATAAACATCAGAAAGAGCTTTAACATTTAAAGCTACTCCTAAATCAGAAGACGGAGTATTTGCTCCAAGAACCTGAATAGAAGGAATTTTTAACTCTATATATTTATCATAATATCTATTTCCTAAAAATAGAGTATTTGAAGAAAATTTAATTACATTACTTCCAAGAGTTTGAGGTTGTTTTGCATAACAAAAATTAGCTAAATCAACGTAATTTAAACTATTGTCTTGAGCTCTTATTTGTAATAAATAACCACCGACATCATCAAAATTATATCCAGAAACTAAATGTAATTTTATAATATCATGTTCATAACTATTTATTGTAATTTGATTTATATTATCAAATACTGCGTAATATGTTGTATTATATGAAGAAGAATCTAAATACCAAGTACTTCTTTGAGAATTTGTAGGTATAGCAGTTAATGGTAAAATATTATTAGTAATGCCTAAAGCTGCATCACCGTTAAAATATTCTTTAGTACCTAAATCGGTAGTAACAACTCTTGGAGATAATCCAAAATAATTAATTTTAGTATTATCTTTATTGAATTCGTATTCCAATAAACAATAATCATTCAAAGTAATGTATTTCGATATATTTTTTGCCATATTTTTATATTACTATTTTACCATTGATATATGTTATATTGAAAACCTACACCTATTATAAGCGCCGTTTTAGCTTCTAAAACATTCCACCCTAGAGATACATTAGGTCCAATTCCAAAACCTGAGAACCAGTGTCGTTTTTTTATCAAATCTTTAAAAAAGGGATTAGTTGAGGGATCTATTAAAACACCTTCCATTTGGGCTACAGTAAATCCTGGATAATTGCTTTGTACAAATACTCTTAATTGTTTTTTCTCTACTTTTTGTCCCCAAGTTAAATCTATTTGAGTCAATCTTTTTATTAATTCAGTATCAACATGAAGTAATTCAAGAGGATTTTTATTTCCAATTTTAATATATGTTTTTCCAGTAAATACATCAAAATTAGTTGAATCATACTTATAAGTTAACGACCAAGGAGCAGCATAAGTATTTTCATCTACTTTTAAAAGTTTTTGAATTATTTTATCTTTTTCTATAAGATATTTTTTTAATGTTGATGAATCTTGTTGAAGCTGAACTATTACATGATTAAGTGAAATAATTTTTCCTTCTTGTCCTTTAACTCTTTCCCATAAATCTTTATTGAGAGTTTTAAGTTCTTTTTCTGTTGCAATATAACCAGCAATTGAAACTAAAAGTTCACCATTTTTTGTACGTTCATAATGTAAAGAATCATTAAGTGCAATAATATTTTGTTCACTTATGTTCGCTTTTCTTTTTAATTCATTAATTCTTGAACATTGCATAATGTTAAATACCACTAATCCTACAACTATTAATGCTATAAATATTTTACTTTTTATAAAGTTCCATATTTTTGTCCAATCTAATTTTTTAGTTTCATTTACCATATTATTAAGTATTTACTTGTGTTATATCAACGTGTGTGGATACTTCAGGTGTTGCAGTTAAATAAACGTTAAATTTAGCTGTTCGTACTCTTCCATCAGTATTAGTAGTAGCACTTAAAGTAAATGTATCTGTACCAATTGGGCCACTCATATTATCAGACGTAAATTCACTCTTATCATCATATGCACCAGTTGCTAACATTTCACCAGTCCATCCACTAGTAGTTTCAACTGACCAATCACTAGGTACGGGAGATTGAGCAGTTCCATTTTTATTAAATATTTGATGATGTCCACCCGGTGTTATAGTAACATGACTAACTGTAGTTCCTGGTTGTGAAAAATAAACTGTCTTAGATGCTGTTCCAGCTTGGGCTTTTATACCTATAGATCTAAATGAAGAACCAGTATGTTCTGAAAGTAAAATAGATGCATCATGTGTAGTCCATGCGATTGATGGTCTTGCATTTCCTGTAATAGGATTTGATGGAACTATTGTAGCCCAAGAAATTCCATATCCTGCATCTTCTTTAGATAATTCAAATGTAGAATAATTGGTTGATACATCAAAATTAAATTTAGCTGTACCTGTACCTGTAGATGAACATTCTATTGTTGTAGAAGGATTAATAATGCCTTTCACACTTACGTCTAATTGTGGAATTACTCCAGGATAAATAAGTAGCCTATTTGTTTCTCTTTTCCATCCATCTTTTATTACTTCAATATACGTATGATAAGATTTTCCTAATGTTAATCCTGTTATTAATACAACACCACTTGCGTCTATATTTCTTAATATTAAAGATGATGGATTTGCAACGATAAATCCAGTTGTTGTATTTTTAATTGTTTCATTTTGATATAAATATAAATCTCCTTTTATAGTAGCTGTATCATATGTACCAGCAATATCATATAAATCCCAATATATAGAGACTTCTGGAACAGCTCCACCGGTAGCATCAAATCTAAATGTAGAAGGATTATTGTTAAAAACAGGATCAAGCAAATTATTGATTTTCATTTCATAATTAGTTAATATTGTGCCTTCTGTTGTTACTGTATTAAAATAATTACTAGCATCTTTTGTCACAGTTAATTCATAAAAATCTAATATTAAATTAGTATCACGTGTTTTTCCAGATGCATCTAAATTCCCTAATCTAAAGTTTTTTGTATTAATGTCTCTTACTAACGCAATAGAATTGTTATTATCTATCCCTGATGTAAATAATGTAAATGGGTGATAACCTCTATTTTCAGATTCTATATTTGAAAATTCAATTCTTCCATAATTTACTGGTTTAATTCCGTAAACATCTGCTGGATATTCAGTATATTCAGTTACAGTTTTACTAAATATTGAATCAATTATAAGATATGTATTAATATATTGATTAGAATATCTTATTATATCAATATCATTTGGAACGTCATATAAATCAAAAAGTTCTGCTGCATTAAGATAATATCCAGTATATGCATATTTAGAAGTAAGATTTAAATCAATCTTCCAAACTTTTCCTTGTTTATCAACAAAGGTATCACCTGTTTGATAATGTCTGTTTTCGGGAAGTGATGTTGCACTTGTCCATAAAATAATATTTCCCGTAATTCTAGAAGTTATAGTTGTCCCATCCTCATCTCCATTCAAATTAGTGAAATACATACTAAGTCCAGTAGAACCATCAGTCCCATTGTTACCCTTAGTTCCATATCCTGGCATTCCAGGAGCATATTGAAATTTTGAACTCATCTTTTATTTATATATTTTATTTTTCAAACATAGTAAATTTTACAAAATAAGAATAATTATTTTCTGTAGAAACTGTTAATTTATATATGTATTCGTTCTTTTCGTATGCTAATTCCGTTTTATAATTAATCTTATTATCTATTATAAAATTAGAATCAAAAGTTGACCATAATGTGGTTGTATTATATGGTCTGTAATAAAAGTCCACTTTTATTTTTGAGATACTTATGTTATAATATGATAATATTTCATTATTTATATATGCTTCTATAGTTGAACCTGTTCCAGATAATCCAGACCAATTATTAATAAATGTTATATTATTTTTGAACAATTCACTTATCACTTTTGTTAAATTAAATGACATTATAGTATTGGTTGTGTTATATGTAATAGATACTGTTGAAGAACTCCAAGAAGATATTTCTAGATAATCTGGAAATTTCGGTAATTTTGATCCAAAGAATGCTGGAATTTCTCCTGTACACTGATATCCATTAATATAAGTTGATGTATCTGATTTAAAATAATAATCTGCATCCCAAAGAGCATTAAACACATTAAAATCTTTATATGCTATAGCGTTTCCTACAGAAACATCAGTTGTAGAAACACTAGATGTAACTTTATTATACCAAAGTTGATCTATATTTTTATACAATTTTAAATTTGTATTACTTAAAATAAAATCTTTTTGTACAATATTTATTAAATCTTGTTCTTCATTACTTTTAAACTCTAAAATATTATCTAATTTAGGAGTAAACCATCCATTATAAGTATATGTGCCATTAAATAATCTTGGTAAATTAATACTTATTTTTATAGGTGTAAAACTAAAATCATCATTAGATAAAGTTGTAGTATCTCTTATAATATAAACTGCTATAAAATCTCTTGTTGAATCTATAAAATAATTTAATTGATCTAATGCACAAGCATATGAATTATAAATATTTTCATTAGTATTATATTTGTAACCATAATTAGCTATTCCATTTCCATATGTGTTTATGTTAGAATAATATGTGTAATTGACAAGTTGATTAAATGTTGTATAAGATGGTCCACTGTATATTTTACCATTTAAAATACTGTTTGCATTTGTATATGCATTCCAAATAGAACTTACATTATATGTTCCATAATTAAATTGAGCATAAGGTCTTATAAAACTACTATTAGTAGCCCCCCCAAGATACGTATCTACTAAAAATTTAACAACAGTAGAATTATTAACAATAAATGGTGTTTTTATAAATGAATAATTTGTAGATGAACTTATATCTAAATCATTAACAAATCCATAATTTGAAACATCAAATAATGATTTTCCAGGTACATATGTAGAATTTCTAAAAGTATAATTTAAAATGTCACTTCCTTGATACCAAACCATTAAAATAGTTTTAGTATTTTCATTAATAATAAGTTCTATAGGTCTTCTATTATTTCTATTTTTAGAAGAAGTAGATATAAATGAAAAACGATATTTATCATAATCTTTAGCATTCAAATTTATGCCATCTCTAATTTTAAAAGATAAGTTTAATCCTAAAAATAATACATTAACAGATTTATTATATTCATTATAATGAACTATGCTCGAACGATTTTTTATAGCGTCAGTATCATTATTATAATATATTAATTTTGAAAATATGTCAGTATACGGATGTGAAAACATCAATTCTTTTATCGTTGAATATGATGATGCGTCTACCACAGTATCATTAATATCATTAAAAATATAATCTTCCCAATTTCGTATTCCGGGTGTTAAATATTTAAATACAGGATAAGAAATTTCATCATTAAAATTTGTAGAAAAAGGTATAAAATTAGAATTTGTTCCATCTAATAAATTAACAACATTCAACATCAGTCTAAATTCATTATTTCTACAGTCTGTTCCTAACCCAGACCATTTAGAAACTGTTGGAGAAGTTAAACTATATTTTAATAAAGTGCTTGAATCATAATAATCATAAACATTCTCTTCAGTTGTTCCAGTTGTATATGAATTATAAGTTTTATTTCCATCCAATATACTATATGAAACAATAGTTTTAGTTATAGCGTCTACTCTAGTATTTCCAAAAAATGTATTAAAAACAGTATTTGGTGTATATGCATATGTTGGTTTATCTGGCGGCAATATAACACCTGTTCCTGATTCAATTTGATAACTATTACGAATATCAAACCATTGTACATCTCCGGCCTCTATTGTAACTTTATATGTACTTACATCTCCATCACGCTTATACCAATATTCACTTTTAACATTTAAATTACTAGCATCATATACTGTATAATCTATATCTTTAATAGAGTTTATTCCCATTAAAGAAATATTAACATCTTTAATACTATAGATATTTACTGTATTATTTATTGTTTGAATATTTTCTTCAGATTGAATTAAATATTGAGTATCTATACTTAATGGGTCTAGTACATATTGATAACTATATGATGTTAGATTTGTATTAATTACAAAATTTTGTAATTTCTTATACCATCTAGATGCATCTTGATATAACATATTTTCAACAAATTTATCAACAACGTCTGATGAAAAACTATATAGAATATTAATTTGACGATTAAATAAATCCACAAAAATACTTTTTCTATCACCATATAATTCAAAATTTATAGGACCAAAAGATGCATCATAAGTTATTTGAGAAAAATCACTTGGAGAAGGTGTAAATCTTCCAAAAAATGTAATATCATTTTCATTAGCAGCATTGTTAAATCCTGATGAAGGGTCAGTAAAATCATTTAATGTTTGAGATGTTATTCTCTGAAATATCCAATCATCATTAAACGACGCATCATCATTCAATATCAATGATACCCAATTATCTCCTCTAACGCCTGATCTGAAAATACAATTGGTATATTGAGAAAAAGTATCAAATGCAATTTCTATATTTCGTATTTGCTCAGAAATAGTATCACCTACTTGAAATGCAGTTTGATAAAGTGTGGGATATCCAGCATTAACATGTTTTGAAATATATCTTTCACATGAACTACTACTATCAATGCTAAACGCTTCCCAAATTTCATTAGTGGTTCTATTTATTAACCTTAAATGTTCACCTTGATTAAGTAAATTGTTAATAGTTAAAGTTATAAATGGATTACATAAATTTTTTGTTACTTCAGTACTAAATATATTTTCTTTAGGAGTACTAACTAAATTTGATAATGTAAGTTGATTAGAATTAGATATTCTTGTAAGTATAGTTCCATCATTTATTACAAATATTCTATTTTTATAAATAGAATTAATACTTCCATCTGAATCAAAAATACTTGAATCTATAAATGTACTAATATTTCTTCCATCTAATGATAAAATTGTTGTTGAAGAATCTTCAGTAGGTGAATAATACCCTACATGATAAAGTACATTTTCTGTAAGATAAAGCCCAAAATATCTATTCATAGTATATGCACTAACATCATTATCATCAAAAATAAATTCAATATTTAACAAGTTAGGGCACACAAGATTATTTCTTTCAAACCCGCCAGAAACAAATGCATTTAATTCAGTAAAATTGTTAATTTTTTTGTTGAAAAAATAAGGTGTTTCTGATCGTCCCGTTAAAACACCTTTATCAATAGCAATTCCATACCAAGTATTAGGATCTGATTCTGCTGTAGCAATACTAGGATTAGTTAAAGATAAAAATACAGGAGCAGGAACTTTGTTTAAATCTAAAAGATGAGTATTTAAATATGTTCCTAATGGAGAATCTGATTTAAGATTCCATGTTTTTATTAATTCACTTTCTTCTAAATATTTAGATGCTAAATTAGCAAGAGCTGAACCATCATATGTTTCTTCATTATAAACTCCCGGTAATCTAAAAATACAAAAATAATCAGGAATAGTTGAATTTATCCAAAGTGGAGCTAATATGCCATTATCTTGAGAATATAAATCATCTTTAAGTAATCTTGTACCATAATTATATATGGTATTATACTGATTGATATATTCAGTCCTTGGAACTGCTATATTTAATGTATCATTACTATATAATTCTCCCAAAGGGAGAGATTTAAATACATTACTAATATCATTTGATAATACACTATTACTTGATATTTGTTGTTTTCTGTATTTTTTATTTTTTAAAATATCCGAAATTTGAAATGTATCTAAAAATATATTATCACTTGTATCAATAACTAATTTAATGTTACCTGTAAATTTTGGATTTGATCTTAAAATAAGATATGATGATTCTCCATCAACTAAAATATTATCATTATCATATATATTCAATGCAGCAATATTTGGTCTATTATGAATTGATACATCAATTGTGTTTGTTACAATAGAACAATCAACAGAATCATAAAATAAAAATTTAAAGTTAATATCAAAATCATTTAATTCTCTAGTATAAATATGATATGATGCAATACTGGTATCATTATTTAAAGTTAAAGCATAAATGAGATGAGATATATATGTATTAATATCAATACCGTTAACATATAATCCTCCTACGTTAGAACTTGGACAAATCCAATAATCAGGATCTCCAGTAGAAACATTAAATGTTAAAAAGGCTTCTGGATTTTGTGTTGTTAATATAACTTTATCATGAAATAGTTTTATCATAATTTTTTATCTTATTATGGTATTAAACCCGCAAAATTATCATATATTTTACCTGATGCATCTATTATTGCTTGAAAAAATTGTTGAATTGTTCCAGTTACTTGTAAATGTCCATCTAATGCACCAGCTGGTCTAGATAATGTTATATATGAGTATGATGTTAGATCAGTCAATTGTGTCTGTAAATCTGTTGTATTAATTTCTGTTATAACACCATCCTTATTTTTTGTTTTAAGATCATATGCTAAATTTACTGCTTGGTGTTTAAAATATGTTCCGGTTCCTGAATTTGGATTAGGCACGCTATCAGCAATGTGTGTAGGAACACCTGCAGCAGATAAGGTTTCATCAAGAGCAATTGCTTGTTGTTCTGTTCCGGCATTAGCTAAAATATTTATTATTTGATTAGATCCTTCTAAATTTGAAGGAAATTCAATAATAATAGTTTCTGACCACACTGATTTTAAAGGATTAAGTGGCCAACCAGCTTCTGATATTGATCGTATTTTTAATTCAACTTTTTCACCCTTTTGAATTGGAATATCAACCTGATTTATATTTACAGCTTCTCCATCAGAAATATTTTCTGTTGTCCAATAATATATTCCTGATGATACGTCATATGTTTTTTGTTTAATAGTAGATGGAATTATTATCCAATCAGTATAAACTCCTTTAACTATTTGACTTGTACTTGGATCACTATATTGAAAAGTATTTAAAGGATTTCCTGTATTATCTAGTCTAAGATAACGATAAGCATATTCAAATTGAATAATTTGTTGTTGAGGATTTCCTTTAGATTGTGGTATTGGGAAAAATCCACGAATACGATATTTAGGATCTGCTAAAACTGCAGAATTTTCGTAAGCAACTGTAGCAAGCGATCTCTCTAATGATTGATATTCTATAGTTAATTTTGATAAATTACTATTATTACTATCAATTTTACTTTGTAAATCTGTTCTTGCAGCAGGATCGGTTAAAGATACTAATTCAGCTTTTTGTGAACTGATAGTAGTTTTTAAACTATTGATAATAGTTTTAGTTGATTCTATTTGTGTTTGAGTATCTTTAATTATAGTTATATCAAGAGCAGCATTTAATTGAGTATTTATTTGTACAACTTTAAAAAAATTACTCGCTATAATTGGAGCATCTGGAATTATTCCAAAAAATGCTGGAATAAATTTTTCCTTTACTTGTCCTTCTAATTGTATTCCAAAATCTGAAACTGTGCGTATATAATATTCTTCTAATGTTGTTGAAGTATTTTCATACGTTAAATAATTTGAATAAAATGGAATGTTATAACTCCAGTCATCTCCAATGATATTAAAATCATCATTTACTCCTTTTAAAAATATAATATTACATTCATTATATCCAACAGGAATATTTAACATTTTAGTTGAAAAGGGAGTGCTATAAATTTCAAATTGACCATTTATAGTAGGATTTCCTATTCCTATAACTGGAATAAGATGTACTCTTTGTTCACTTGCTACTATGTCGTCAATTTTAAAAATATTATTTCCAAATCTTAATTGATCATTTACTGTTAGTTGATAATTTTTAATTACAGGAGAATCAGAAGGAATTCCATAATTAATAGAATCTAAATAATACCATTGTTTTGAATTAACAGTTTGAATATTTGTAATAATAAAATATCCAGTATAAGGTTCTGTTGCTAATGGAAGATCTTGAACTTCTTCATCTTCCCAGTATTTTTTACCATTATTATTAAGGTATGTTATTGTATTATAGTAAGTTCTTTCGGTGCCAACTATATTATCTAAAAACCATTGAGTTTCTTCATCAGATGGATTATCAAATATAACTCTTTTAACTACTACTCTATCAGATCTATCATCAATTTTATTTTTAAGATTAAAAGATACAATAAGTTGAGGAACCATTAAAGATTCAAAAAACCAATTACTTCTAATAGTAAATTTTGTAGGAGCAGTAACATTAGTTATTTGAATAGGTGAAGTAGCTATAGGAATAGTGATAACTTCTCTATAAGTTCCATCATTTCTTAAAATTTTTCCAGTACCATTAGTAAACACATCTATTGCATTTTTCATTGCATTAACTTCATTAAGTATTTTATTATATGAAGGTAATGAATATGTTTTAGTTGATGGATCTCCAGTTATATCATCGGGTACTTCTACATACAAAGTCACAGTATCTTCTTGAGTAGTTACGCTTGTACTTAATTTTGTAAGATATTCTAAAGAAATGTTAACTTGATTTACTAAAGCACTGACAGTTTCTGTAAAAGAATTTACTTTGGTTTCCATATTAAATATTAATTTTTATTTTTACAATTTTTTTCATGATATATTTCATTTATATTTATTTTTTTATTTATCAAGTTCCTGCAAAATTTATTCTAATTACTAAATCATAACTACTCATAGGTAGTAGTTTTGTAATTCCAAGATTTGTCCAAATAACTCTATTTAATTGAGGATGAGTTGTAGAACCCGGATCTGTATATACACTGGGATGCTGTGTTATAACATTTGATCCTGCTGTATATGTGCCTGCTGCAGCATTACGTAAATAATAAATATCTGTTAATATTGAAGCATCCCATGTTTCAACCCACGCAGTTACGACTAAACTAGTAGTACAATTTGCACTTACAGTTAAACCATTTGATGTTATTGCTCCAGTAGATAAATTATAATTAGGAGTAGCACCCGAAGAACCAAATGTTGGAGTTCTATTTCCAGTTATAGATACATATATAGCTTCTTGTATTCTAACTTGTTTAGTGTAATCAGATAATTCTTCTATTCCGCATACTACATTAGTTGGTGCATAAGTATATGTTGTAGTACTATTTACTAATCTTAGTTGACACGCATATGTTTTAGTAGCTATTACACCTGATTTAGTTACTTGAAATGCTGATGATATATTATTATCTGTAAATGAAGATAATGGTTGTACATCAGTACCTATAAGAGTTGCTCCATCCCATACTATAAATGCTAATCCAAGAGGACTTTCACCAACTATATCAGGTGTCATTAATTTAAGTTCTCCAAGAACTACAGCACAATCAAAAATTGCTGTTCCACCTGATACTATTGATAAATTTTCTGAAGCATTAGAATTATATATATATGGAGTCAAAGCTCCATGATTATATCCAGACCAATATCCTGTTCTATATCTTGTAGGCAAAATATGTTTTAGATACGCTCCATCTCCTCTTAAATCTGGAGTACCTGAAACATCTCTAGTAAATGGACTATATCCTGACCATTTATTAACATTAGGATGTAAACATAATTGTTTTAAACTAGTTGAAGTATCAACACCTAGTATTTGTGCTATTTTAGTAATGGAAATATTATTACATGATGCGTTGGTAGTTCCAGTAACAATATGTGATTGTTCGGGAACATCAGTTCTTATTTTTATATCCGAAATTGTATAACCTCTATATGATGAAATTATTACTGTCATATTATATTTACATGAGATTCCATATCACCAGCACTTAACATACTTCCGTCTGTCATGAATTTAAATAACGATGCATCATTATAAGTAAGTACTAAATTATTTCCACTTAATTTAAATTTCCAATTTCCAATTCCAAATGATGTTGTAAATATTGGAGAAGTTGTGTTAGCTTTTATATTATCTAAAGATGCTATAGATGTATCATGATTAGTAACTCTTGTTGTTAAAGATCCTATAGAAGCTTCATTAATAATTCTTCTAGTATTTAAAAATGCTACTGAAGTATCTGTTAATCTTGGTATTATATATCCAATAGAAGCTTCATTAATAATTCTTCTAGTATTTAAAAATGCTACTGAAGTATCTGTTAATGTAACTCTTGTTTGTACAAATTGATTAGTTGCTACTTTTGTTGTATTATCTGAAGAAGATGCAGTTGTTGGTGCTATAACAGTTCCAGTAAATGTTGGATTAGCTAATTTAGCAAATGCTGCTGTTGCAATTGAAGCATTTGTTGCGTATGATCCTAAACTTACTGTAGTTAAAAAATTAGCTGCATTTACTGATGCATTTGTAGCATATCCTAAAAAGGCTAAATTTGTTGATGCATTAGCTGAAGTAAATGCAGCATTAGTTGAAGCACTAGTTGAAAATGATGAAATCATAGTATTTCTAGCTGCAGTTTCAGCTGCTATTGCATCATCTCTAGCTATTAAACTTGCATCAACATATGCTAAATCTACGCCACCAGCTGCAATACTAACATCTACATAAAGTTTTCCTACTGCCCAAGATAAACCAGTTCCAAGAGAAACTTCTTTGACATAAATAGTATTTTTTAGACCATTATTATATATACTTAATATTGAAACATCTCTTTTAGCTAATGATCCATCTACATATATTGTAGTTACATCTCCAGATCCAGTTCCATTTCCTCCAATTATAGTTCCAGTAGGAGAATAAAATGAACCGTCAATTATGACATTTTTATTTAAATATATTGAACCATCACCAAATTTTATATATGGACCACCAGTTCCTGACCAAAATGATATTATACGTGTATTTTCTGAACTACCAATCTGTAAAGGTGAACCATATCCTAAAAGAATATTACCACTTGTATCTCGTATAGCATTTTGAATAATAAGATCCATAACTTTAACACTTACATCAAATTGTGCTGAGTATGATGGATCATTTGTAAAAAATCCAAGTTTCCCATTTTTCATATAAATAGATGAATCAACTATAGGATCTGCCCCAGTGGCAAACATTGCAACAGTGTTTTCTGTTCCAGTAATATCTTGAGTAATATCATTAACTGTATTTTGTAGATCAGTTATTAAATTTGATGTTTGCGTTTGACTATTTTGAATATTATTATATTGTTGTGTAATATAATTTATATTTCCAGTTTGTTGATTTAAAATATTAACTGCTCTCTCTAAGTTGTTAAATACTTCAGAAAAATCTTCTAATGCTGTTTGAGCAGAAGTAGATTCATCATATATAACAGCTTGAGTATCATCCATCATATTATCAGATTTAATATTGATTCTGAATGAATATGATGTACCAAAACCTGAAGGTCCACTTTGAATTTTTGTAATTGAAGGAATAATTACTTCAATTGGAGGAAATCCTGATACAAGACCACTAGGAGCATCTAAAAATAAAATACCTAAAAGATTAGTAGCTAAAACTTTATCTAATGTTTTATTATATATAGAATAATAAATTAATATAGCATTAAAATTAAAAGTATCATCAATAGCATTTTCTATTGCTATTTTATCAAATGTAAGTGTAGAATCAATAGCTGGGGGATTATTCCATACTGGTATATTTTTTAATTCATCTAAATCATATACAATAGACATACAATCTACCATAGAACGTCTAAATGCAGTAGATCCATATTGGAGATCAATATTATAATATTTTGTTGTTAAATAAGTTGAAATATCAGTATAATAATTATTTATAGTATCAAGTGACAAACCCTCAATAGTCCACCACCACCCATTTGTCCAACTACCTGTACTATAATCATATTGCATTACTAAAGGAGTCGGTGTTGCTGCTATTATTGTACTTGAATCAGCTAAATCATAATATGCTTTAAAATCTAAAGCATCTGGATGAGGTTTGATATAAGTTTCTCTTCCTAAAATATTATTATTACCATTCACTATAGATATGCCATGATAATAATTTTCATCTTCTACTTGTTTAAAAAATACTTTTGTTTGTCCATAAGAAGTCGGAACTAAAACATATGTTTCATTATAAGTTCCAAAATTATCAGTTCTAATTGAACCTGCGCTTATTTGACCAATACATTTAACAACAGAATTATATCCTATAGAAGAATCAGTATCAGTTTCTTCTTCGAAATAACCAATAGAAGAATCTTGCCAACGAATAGCTCCAGTTTCTTTTAACCATTTCCAAAAAACTCTTTCTGCAACGGATGTTAATAAATTTGGTTGATAAGTACTAGCATTTATCAAATTTGCTTCTAAGTTTAGTGCGTAATTTTGAAAACTTTCAGATACTAAAACTTTTGAATCTTTAATATTTCCACTACCAACAAATGATTGAATAGCTCCAGGAATAGCAAGAATATTGAATCTATTTTGTTGTATATAACTAGGAGCAGCAATTGAAGGAATATTCAATAAAGCATAATGTGACATTTTTACCACATTATTTCGTTCATTTATGTTAAGACCTATGTCCTCGCATGCACTAGAAAAAGTAAACATTGTACCGCCTTGAACTCTCATGCGTTTAACAAATGGTGTAATAGTTGACATATTGTATTTGTTTTATTTTATATATTTAGTATTTATTATTTTGTTAATTTTTTAATTTATATAATAGGTAAATGTTTTACCTGCACTGGCACATGAAACACCTATATGAACTAAATTAGTATTTGTTGCGCCTCCTGTTGGAGAAGAATTAGTTCCTTTTGATAAATTAATAGTTATATCGGATAATGGTAAAATAACACTATAATATGCATCTATTTTTTGTAATATGGTATCTATAGTTGTTAAATTTAATCCACATCCAGATGCATCAAATACACTAAATTGCTGATTAATGGTTGGTAAAAGTATCTGTGTAAGATTATTATTATTATAGACTTGAAAAACACCTCCTAATCCAGTGAGTCCCGAAACATCTAAAGTTCCTGTAAGATCACAATTGTATGCATAATAATAAAAAAATGTCTCTGATGAAACAGGATTAAGTATCTGCGTAAGATTTAAATTGTCATTAACAGCAAAGTTTTCGCCTAATCCAGTAAGTCCCGAAACATCTAAAGTTCCTGTAAGATCACAATTGTATGCATAATAATAAAAAAATGTCTCTGATGAAACAGGATTAAGTATCTGCGTAAGATTTGAATTATTATAAACTACAAAATTTCCACCTAAATTTGTAAGTCCCGAAACATCTAGAGTTCCAGTTAAATTACAATCAAATATCATATATTCCGCAAATATTTCTGGCGAAACAGGATTAAGTATTTGAGTAAGATTTGGGTTGTTACTAACCCAAAAAACTCCACCTAATCCAGTAAGCCCTGAAACATCTAAAGTTCCTGTAAGATTACAACTATCTATTCTATATGAAAAAAATACTTTTGATGAAACAGGATTAAGTATCTGCGTAAGATTTGAATTATTATAAACTTGAAAATTTCCACCTAAATTTGTAAGTCCTGAAACATCTAAAGTTCCATTTAAGCTACAATCATATGCAAAATATTCCAAAAATACTCCCGATGAAACAGGATTAAGTATTTGAGTAAGATTTGGATTACTATTAAATCTAACGGTTCCTCCTAATCCAGTAAGTCCCGAAACATCTAAAGTTCCTGTAAGATTACAATTATCTATTCTATATGAAGAAAATACTTCTGATGAAACAGGATTAAGTATCTGCGTAAGATTTGGGTTTTCATGAACCCGAAAAGTTCCACCTAAATTTGTAAGTCCTGAAACATCTAAAGTTCCCGTAAGATCACATTGAAATACTAAATAACTTGTAAATACTTCTGATGAAACAGGATTAAGTATCTGCGTAAGATTTGGGTTTTGATGAACCCAAAAAAATCCACCTAATCCAGTAAGCCCTGAAACATCTAAAGTTCCTGTAAGATCACATTTATGTGCTAAATAAAATGTAAATACTTCTGATGAAACAGGATTAAGTATCTGCGTAAGATTCGAATTTTCGTTAATTCTAAAATCACCCGATAATCCAGTAAGTCCTGAAACATCTAAAGTTCCCGTAAGATCACATTCATATGCAAAATATGTGAAAATATTATGCGAACAATCTGGATTAATTATATTAGTAAGATTTGGATTATTAATTACTAATATTGCACCACCTAAATTAGTAAGTCCTGAAATATTTAAAGTTCCTGTAAGATTACAATTATTAGCAATATATGCAGAAAATATTAAAGTATCTGGTAAAATAATGGGATTAAGTATTTGTGTAAGATTTGGATTATATTTAACATTAAAAGTACCTGATAAACGTGTTAATCCAGAAACATCTAAAGTTCCTGTAAGATTACAATAATTAGTACTATAACCAGAATTAAATGTTTCTGATGAAACAGGATTAAGTATTTGTGTAAGATTTGGATTATATCCAACATCAAACCAATTACCTAAACTAGTAAGTCCAGAAATATCTAAAGTTCCTGTAAGATTACAATTATTAGCAGTATACCATCCATCTGTAAATGATGTAGAAGAAACAGGATTAAGTATTTGTGTAAGACCTCTATTAGAAGTACATGAAAACTTACCACCCAATCCTGTAAGTCCAGAGACATCTAAAGTTCCAACCAAGCTACAATCAGTTACATTATATTCTGTAAATATCTGTGATGATACGGGATTAAGTATACCTGTAAGTCTTCTATTTTGATAAGTACTAAATTCTCCTCCTAATCCAGTAAGACCTGAAATATCTAAAATTCCTATAATATTACAATTGTCTATTCTATATGTAGAAAATATTTCTGATGAAATAGGATTAATTATATAATTAAGACTTGCATTATACATAATATTAAATGCTCCTCCTAAATTAGTAAGACAAGAAATATCTAATATATCTACTAAATTATCATTATATATATTTATACTTTGAATTGCTGTTACGTCTGGTATTGTTCCTTGATAAACTTTAACTATTTTATCTCCTCCTGAATTATATTTATGATTAAGAGCATTTAAATTTACAGAAGTAGAAGTATCACCTAAATCCCAATTAAGAATTCCTGATGAAACTGTAAATGTAGGATCAAATATTGATGCAAAAGCATTTGTTTTAAATTGTAATAGCATATTATTAATACCGTAATGACGATATTGAGAAACTATTCCATGTGTTAATATAGGATTATTCATATTTTAAGTTAAATCACCAAATAATGTCCAAGGATCTCCTGTAATAGTGTAAGCACTAGCAGCTCCATATAAATCTATTATATTTACAGAAGAATCTCTTGAACGAATAGTTACTCCATCGCTTCCATCAAATGTTAAAATACCGGCTCCCGTATTAACAAAAGTTACTTGAGCTTTTACTATATTTGATGGTAAATAACAGATTTTATCACTTCCTGAACTAAATTCTATTATTCTATTATTATCAGCTTGAACTACAATATACTGTGTGCCTGATTGTAAATTAACAGAAGCTTCTAATGCGCTTTGAATACCTTGTATTCCTTGTGAACCTTGAATTCCTTGAATTCCTTGTCTACCTTGTATTCCTTGAACACCTTGAACACCGCCACTTGGATCTACTGAACTAACATCTGCATAAAATATTCTTCCCCACATAGGATCATATTTAACAACATAATCATATGTATTATTTTTAGGTAATCCATTAATAAATTCTGTATTTTCTTCAGAAAATTTAATACCTGTCGTACCACCAGTTAATTCTAAATAACCTTGTCCTTTAGCACTTATTATAAGATTTACATCAGTTTCTATTCCTGCAGTACTTACATAAAAATTTTCACCGGCATGAGAAGGATCTCCAAAATAAACATCTCTATTTTCAATACTACCTTCACCTGAAGAAATATAAACAGGGCCTGCATAATTTTCACCACCCATATCTGCACCTTTTAGATATAAAGCTGAACCATCTTTAATAGGTTGTATTAAACTAGTTGTAATTTTAATATCTTCAATATTAGTTGAACCAGAAATACTCCAAATATTACTACCTAATAAGTTTCCTGAACCATCAAATATTGGAACATTACCAAGAGAACCATTTGTAGTACCTACTCCTTCACTTACTTCAAGATAACCTAAATCCCAATAAAAATCTGTTCCTAATGATGCATTAGGAAGAAATAACGTATACGCATTAATAGTATTATTTAACGATGCATTAATAGCAGCTATACTATTATCTTGAACTATTTGCCATGCATATAAATCATTTATTGATGCATCTGTAACTCCTGATCCTGAAATTCCTTGAGTTCCTTGAGATCCTAAAATTCCTTGGGTTCCTTGAATACCTTGAGCAGCATAAAGTCCATCCCATCCTTGAATTCCTTGAGTACCTTGAATACTTTGAATACCTTGAATACCTTGTGTTCCTTGAATACCTTGAGCATCCCACATTCCACGTAATCCTTGAATACCTTGAATACCTTGAATACCTTGTGTTCCTTGAATTCCTTGTGTTCCTTGAATTCCTTGTGTTCCCTGAATTCCTTGTGTTCCCTGAATTCCTTGACTACCATCTAATCCTTGTATACCTTGTATTCCCTGAATTCCTTGTGTTCCCTGAATACTTTGAATACCTTGTATTCCTTGAGTACCATCTAATCCTTGTATACCTTGTATTCCTTGAGCAGCATAAAGACCAGCTAATCCTTGAATACCTTGAATACCTTGAATACCTTGATTACCATCTAATCCTTGTATACCCTGAATTCCCTGAATACTTTGAATTCCTTGTGTTCCTTGTGAACCTTGTGTTCCTTGTGAACCTTGAATACCTTGTATTCCTTGAGCAGCATAAAGACCATCTAATCCTTGAATACCTTGCATTCCTTGTGAACCTTGAATTCCTTGAATGCCTTGAATACCTTGAATACTTTGAATACCTTGTGTTCCTTGTGAACCTTGTGTTCCTTGTGAACCTTGAATTCCTTGAATACCCTGAACTCCTTGACTACCAATAGGACCTTGATCTCCTTGATCTCCTGTTGTACCAATTGGTCCATCAAATCCTTGTGTTCCTTGAATTCCATCTTCTCCTTGAATTCCTGTAAGTCCTTGAATTCCTTGTCTTCCTTGTATTCCTTGAACACCTTGTCTACCTTGAATCCCTTGTATTCCTTGTAAACCTTGTAAACCTTGAAGTCCTTGTAATCCTTGTGTTCCTTGTGAACCTTGAATTCCTTGAGTTCCCTGAGTTCCTTGAGCTCCTTGAATACCTTGAATTCCTTGAGTTCCAGAAGCACCCTGTGATCCTGATAAACCAAGAGATACCATTGTGGAAGGATCATTAGCACCATATCTATATTGCATCCAAGTAGATCCCCATGAAGGATCGTATGCTATAGTTATAAATTCTCTATAAGCTTCTCCTGCATCACTAGGATCAACTACATATTTTAATCCAAATGTTGCAGAAGTAGGAACAGGATCTAATAATATTTCAAAATTATTTGTTCCAACCAATGAAACGTCACAATATATACCTACTACTTTTGATAAAGTATCATTTCCTAATTCTATGGTATTTGCATTATTAATTTTATAATATGGTAGAAGAACGTCAATATGTTTATATGATGGATTTTCATAAGGCCAATTATCTGCTGCTGTACATGCATCTCTTCCTATCATTACTGGATCAATGTACATTTTATACCAGTTATAGTCTGCTGTATTACTATTTTCGTATAGATTAGTCCATTGATTTTTAACAATTAAATTATCTGTTACAGTTGTCACAAATTCACCAGTCGCCCCCTTTACTCTTCCGGGTGTATTTATTGGAGCTATAACTATATTAAGATTTTCATTATAAATAATATCAAGATATCTCTTAAAAGCCTGATTATTATAGTTAATAATATAAGGCAATTCGGTGATAAAGGTACTCTGATAAACTGTTGCAAATTCCATATTATGATATTTTATTTTATATATCTTTAATTTTCTTGTAAATCACTAAGAATTTTTATTTTTTACACAATATTCTCAAATATATAAATAAAATAATATTCATTAAAAACTAAAATAAAATGTCACTAATAACAAATGAAATTTTCAATTGGGATATATATGAAGACGGGTACACTGGAAGTACTAAATTAATTCCAAATAAATCAATTAATGGTAATGATTTAAAAAATAAGTGTTTTTCTAGAGAATCTTATGCTCAACATCTTTTTGATATCTATACCAATCAAGATACAGATCTAATTAAAAAGGATTTTAATAAAGGAGATTGTATTAAAATAATAGACATATATAATATTAAAGATACATTTATTGATGCACAATTAGCAGGAGGCTTAACTGTTTCTGTTGATATAGAAAAAGAGAAAAAATTCATTCAAGTATTTGGATTTAATAATGTTAAAGATTTTACTGCAACTTTAAAAAATAAAGATTATTTACAACAACTTCTTAAAAAAGGAATAAATGCATTCATTATTGAATCTACACCTTCAGTAAAAATATCATTATGGCAAGGACATTTAAAGGCAGTTAGAGATGAATTTATATGTCAAATTAATAATCCAACAGAAGCATATAAAGCTAAAATTATAGAAGCTAATAAGGGTGGATTCTTTGTTGAAGTACAAGGAATTGAAGCATTTATGCCAGGATCATTAGCAGCAGCAAATAAAATTGTAGATTTTCAATCATATATTGGTAAAGAAGTAGTAGTAATGATTGAAGATTTTATAAAAGAAATGAATTCATTTATTGTTTCTCATAAAAAATATTTAGTACATATACTTCCAAGTAAAATAGCTGAATTATCATTAATGGATAAATATGCTGGTGTTATTACAGGTGTTTCAAAATATGGAATATTTATTGAATTTAATGAATTATTTACAGGATTACTTCACATATCTAAAATGGATGAAGTAACTAAAAAAATATTTAGTGAGAGATTAATTAAAGCTGGAAATTCTATTGAATTTTATATAGCAGAAATAACTAAAGATCGGCGAATAATTTTAACAAATGAAAATCCAGAAAATAAACTTAAAAAATTTCAAGAATTTATTCTTAATTCTAAAGATAAAATATTTAAATCAAGTGTAGCAGCAATAATGAATTTTGGTATTATTGTTTCAATAAATGATTTATCTGGTTTAATTCCTATTTCAGAATTTAAAAAAAATAAAGTGATGATGAATAATTATATTGTTGGAGAAAAAATAAATGTTATTTTTGATAAATTTGAGAATGAAAAATTAGTATTTAAACTTGTGAATATAAAAGAAGTTAGTTAAATACATTTTTTTAAATATATAAAATAAAATATATTTATGATAGCAAAATTCGTAAATGAAGCTATTAAACATCTTGAAGCTAGATCTAGTAAAGAAATTATTAATAATACTGCGCACGAAAATATTTATACACGATTCTTAACAGGTTTACAATATAATATTGAAGAATTAGTTGAAGAAGCATTTAATGAAAATAAATTAAAGGTTGCAGATCCTGATACAGATCCTATTTATCTTTTAGGATCTTATTTTTTAACAAATGAAGAATTATCATTTAGACAATCTGGAAGTTGGTATTTTACAGAAGGCAAAATGTATTGTAAAAAATGGGAAGGAGAATATGATGAATTATGCGAAGATTTTATAAATTTTATAGAAAACCATAATATTAAATATAAACGTCTCAGTAAAGAAAGTTATTTTAATGTTTATGTTGAATTTACTGGAAAAGCTAGAGATATAATTCAATTAGTTTTAACATATTTCGGTGATATTAATAATGCACCGAAATATGTTATAGAAACACTATATGAAATAATTTTTCAAGGATGAAAGCATTAAAAATAAATGAAGCAAAAAAATGAGAGCAAAACTTATAAATGAAGCTATAAAACATTTGGGTCCAAGATCTGAAGATGAATTAACGAAAATGTATAGTAAACTTTCTGTTACTGATCAATTTTTAACAGGGCTTGAAAATAATAATGAAAAGTTAGTTAAATTGGCAATGTCTAAAAGAAAATCTTTAGATAAATTAGGAAATTTATTTTTAGAAAATAAACCTTTATCAGTTGAACTTGATACAACCTGTCGTGTTAAAAACAAAAAAATAGTTAGAGATAAAGAAACAGATTATTTTATAGATTTTTTAAAAAATCATAAAATAGAATATGAAGTTATATCAACAAGAGGACCTGGTGGTGGATGGCCTTATATAGAATATACTGGAACAGCTCAAGATATTATACAAATGTTAATGGATCCGTTTGATTCAGGATTAGGGGGCGATGAAAGAATAGAAGATATTGAGTTTTATATCTTTGGAGATAGTGACGATGAATAAATAAAATAAAACAATTATGAAGCCAAAACATTATTCAGCGCAAGAAATTTTTAATTTTTGTAATTTAGGTATTATATTTGAATTTTATTCAACTAAAAATGCTGATTTTATTGTTGAAAATCTTTCTAGACGTACTTCAAAAAATATCATATTAACCAATGAGAATAATTATAATCCAACTTATTCAAATGCAATATTAATAAAAGAATATGAAGCTAAAAAATCAAGATATCAATTACATCTCGCTGAACAAAACTATAGTTCTATGCTTCCGATTATTCGAGAAGTTAACAAATGGATAGTTGAAAGTGCTGAGACTACACACGATACATTGATGAAGGTTTCTTTATCTTTTAATCAGCGTCATCTAGAGACGCTACAAACTATTTCAGGAATGAATCCAATAAGATTGGTTTTAAAAATAGATGAAGCTTTTATTTATGATAGATTTCCTGAACAGAAATTTTCTGCTTATGCTTTATCAGTTAAATCAATGTCTCCTGTTACAGCTTATGTAAGTGAATCAGAATTACAACAAAATATTAATAACATAATTACTATGCCTCAAGCAGAATATTATGGAATTGATTTTTCTGATTATACAAGAGGAATACTAAGATTTAATTATATTGGTGGAAAAAACTATGCAGAAAAAACAACAGCAATTCAAGAAATGCTAGATTATTTTATAATTAAAGCATATCAAAGTTTAAATGAAGAAGATTATTCTCCGTTTGAAATGCATGAAATGTATAAAATAACTCAAGGATTAGAAAAATTTCAAAAATCATATTATGACGTCAATTCATTTTTAAAAGAATTTACTAATATAAAAATTTATATAGATTTAAAGACTTCAGAACAATTAGTTAAAACTTTTTGGAATAATCTTAGAAAACCTTTATTCGAAATGATTATAAAGGGTGGATTAAATGAGGGTCAATTTAATTTAGATACAGATACTAGTAAAATTCAATTAAGAGGAGCAAGATTAAATGCTACATTTTTAAAAAACATTGAATTTTTTCAATGTGATATTAATGGAGTATTAGAAAATTGCAATTTTACATCTTGTAAATTACTTAAATCTAGAGTTTATTCTTCAAAATTTATAAAAGGAAATTCGATAGTAGAATCTTATTTATATCATGTCAGTGTTAATAATGATAATGAAATTAACAAATCATATATTATTAATGATAATGAAGTAGTTAATTGTGATATATCAGAAAGTATAGTCAAATTTGCAACACCTGGACAACATATAAAAATAGATGAAGGTAGTACAATAATTGTTAAAAATCAATTAGCACCAAAAAGAACAGATGCTATTAAGATTGAAACCATAAGAGACTATTCTTGGATAAAAGCTATGAATAAAACAGGAGACACAGGATATGGCAATGCTTACACAAAAGATTTTATCAAACAGAAAAAATATAAAACACTATCATGAAAAAATTAGTTAAAGAATATCTTAATGAGATAATTGAAAATAGAAAAGAATATGTTATTGTGGATATGACACCAAAAAGTAAATATCCATTTTATGATGTTGAAAGTAATTCATTTTTTCAACAACTGCCATATGCAACATTTTTTAAATCTTTAGACAGAGCAGAGAAAATATTGAAAATTGCGAATAAAAAACATCTTGATAAAATTCTGGAAATTAAAAATGTTGCAGATGTTGAAATTAATATGGGATGGAATTGAAAAATTATAAAATAGATGACTAGACAAGAATTTATACAATATGTAAGTGGTGAAATAACTGCAAGTTGTTCTATTCCATTTGATTTGCCAGTAAATGAATTAGAAAGAATAACAGACATTGAAAGCAAATATCTTTACAGAGAATATCGCGATGCAGTTCAACAGGGTTATTATGTTTTAGATAAAACTTACTATAATACAGATGAATGGACGCGTACTAGAACTTTTCAAATGCCTGACTGTGTTATGGCTATTAGATATATTTACGAAATGACTTCAGGTCAACGAGTTTTCGGTATCCATGATCCAGATATGAGTTTTGATAGATTGATGGCGGCTGATTTATATTTAACGCCACTTTCATCAGATCAAATAACTTATAGAACAATTCAATGGAGTTTCTGGGATTTAGCAAAACAATTTAATTTAAAGGATATACAGCATGGTTTTAATATAAACACAAAACGACTTATAATAATGGGGCGTGATCCTGTAGAATCTTTATGGTTAACGACGTTAAATAAAATTCCTATAGAAGATTTATATGAAGATCCAATTTTTATTAAATGGGTGATTGCAAGAGCTAAAATACAATTAGCTAGAATACTTGGTACATTTAATTACACACTTATAGGTGGCGTTCAAATAAATTATACTGATATAAGAACTGAAGGTCAAGAAGAATTAACAGAACTTAAAGAAAAAATTACCAATGATAGTCAGACTGATTGGTTTATGATGGTATAATGAAATTAGTTAGAGAAAATATATTATTTGAAGAACTTCCTACTTATATAAAAAAAGCAGTAAAAGATATTGTTCAAGATATTAAAGATCCAAGTCTTCATAAAAAAGTTTTAAAAACTATCAAAGATTCTGGTGGTGAAGATGTCAAAATTTGCACAATTAACGCAGATTTTGTAAGAGATTTAAATCCGGGATTAAATTTTGATGAATTTGTAGATGGTGGTCATTATTATGTTACAAGTCTTCCTGAATATAAAAAATGGATACCAGAAAATGAAATTTGGATAGATGATGTTTTTGAAATGAAACCTAATGATTTAAGAGCTATAGTATTACATGAATTTACAGAAAGAAATTTAATGAAATATAAACATTGGTCTTATGATAAGGCTCATGAATTTGCTAATAAAAAGGAAACAGAATATAGAGAAAAAGTAAAAAAATAAGGGAGACACCTCCCTTTTGAATTTTGAGATATATAAAATAAAAAGAATATAAATTTTTGCATTTATATAATAACTAATTTGAGTTAATCTAAACAAAAAATAAGAGAACCTCATAAAATTAAAATATCTTAAAATATGATTCAGGATATATATATACGCTCACCTCAAGATCCTAATTATCGATATGGTGTATTATCACATTCAGATGCTATTGAATCAATAGTTTCTAAGATAAAAATGTTAATGGGAACACGGCAAGGGCAACTTATGGGCGATTTAAATTTTGGGATTGGAATTGAAGATCAGATTTTTGAAACTCGTATAAATAAAACTAGATTAGAAGAAAAAATAAAAGAACAATTTAGTCTTTATATTTCAGAAACTCAAGATTTTAAGATAGAGCCACAAATAAGTTTTGGAAAAACAGAAAATTATGATTATGCTTTAATAGATATATTTATAGATGAACAAAAAGTAATAGGGCTTATCATATCATAAAAATGAAAAAACAATTGAAATATAATTATATTTATAAAATTACTAATTTTATAAATAAGTGTTATATTGGATTTCATACTACTGATAAATTAGTAGAAGATAATGAGTTGTGGACTAGAAAATATGGAATAATACGAGCTAATATTATTTATAATGATTATTGTATTAAATGTAAAGAAAAAATTCCCTGGAATAAAAATAAAAAATGTGAACAATTGGCTGGAAAAAATAATGGAAATTATAATGGAATATGGTATGGTCTTAACCCAGCTATATATCAAAAAGGGAAATCTCTAGAAGAAATTTATGGTATTGAAAAATCTAATAAAATAAAACAAAAAAGAAAATTAACAAATTCTAATAAAATAGAATGTATATATTACAATAAATTATCAAATAAAGCTAATTTTAAAAGATGGCATGGTGAAAATTGTAAACAAAAAATAATATATTAAAATGGAATTATTTTCTACACAGCGCGTCAGATTCTCAGAATTATATCAAGATTCAATACAATTTTTAAAATCAATATATGGATCAGTTGGCCAATATTTTACAATGGCGTCTCCTATGGGTCAATTACTTCAAACAACTCTTCATTATGGAAGAATGATATTGTATTACATTGAAGACTCTATTACTGAACTTAATATTAAAACTGCTACAAGACCTAATAGTGTTAGAGGGTTAGTTGGTTTAACTGGACACAATCCATCTAGAGCTATGGCTGCTAGAGGAACATTAAGATTAGGATATAATGGTCAAAAACTTCCAGTAAGTACTCCAACTATTACTATTACAAATTATTCGAAAATTACTAATAATCAAAATGGATTAACATATTCAATAGTTCTTCCTGGTGAAGAAGTAAGATTAGATTTATCAAGTATATATAATTTTGTAAATGTAAATATAATTCAAGGAACTCTTGAATATCAACAGGCCACAGGAACTGGTGATCCGCTTCAATCATTTAATTTTCAAACTAAAAAGGGTGCTGGAATAGATAATTATTTTATAAATATTTATCTTGATGGAGAAAAATGGACTATTGTAGATTCTATTTTAGATATGACACTTAATCAAACTTGCGTAATGGTTAAAACTGGTCAAACTGCTGGAGTAGATATTTTCTTTGGAAATGGATATAATGGGCAAATTCCAAGAATGGGATCTACAATATTAGTAGAATATCTTATTACTGATGGAGATTCTGGAAATATTACATTAATGAACGCAAATTTAAAAGATACTTGGACATTTATTTCAAAGGGATATGCTTTAAATAGCGAAGAAATAGATCTTAATAAAATTTTAACAGTTACTGTCCAAAATGATATAATGTTTGGAACTCAACCAGAACCATTATATTTAACTAGACTTTTAGGACCACATATGTCAAGAAGTTTTGTTCTTGCAAATCAGAATAACTATATTTATTTTCTTAAAAAATTAAATATTTTTACAATTATAGATGCAATTCCAGGATTTGCAACATTTGATGATCAATATACATTAGATAAATATAATCAAGCTAAAACAATATATGAACAATTGAATAATCAATATCTTACATTAGTTGCTAAATACGGAGTTACTTCTACTACATCAGAAACTCAAAAAGTACAAGTAGATCAAGCATCTAAAAATTTACATTATTATGAATTACAATTAAACGAACAAAAGAAAGACGATAATACTATTTATTTATTTTTAGTTCCAGATATTAATAAAAGAATACCTTCGGGTCAAAATTATTATACATGTAATCAAAATGCTTTTATATTATCTGATAGTGAAAAACGAGCAATATTAGATTTAATAGAAGAAAGTGGACAACGAATTTTAACAGTAGATAATGTCATCTTAAATTTAAATTATCCAAAATTTACTATCAATATGTCTCTTATATTATGGGAAGGTTTTAATTATGATACAGTAAGACAATCAATTATATCTAAAACATCTGAATATTTCTTAAAAAATACCAGAAGAGATAGAATTCCAGTTTCTGATTTAATTAAAGTTATTGAAGAAATAGATGGAGTAGATTCTGTAAATGTTTGGTTTGATGCATCAAAAGATAATTTAAATATTTATAAAACATTTTATGGTATTGATGATTATGGCGACATTATTCTTGAAAGATATGTTAAAGATGCATTTGGTAATCAAGTTTCAATAAAAGATATTTATCCTTTAATAAGAGGTGGATTTTCTAATGCACAAGATACATGGTATGAAGATAGTTTAGAAAAAAATAAATTATCAACATTAAATATTCAAATTAGAGGAGTGACACAAAAGAATTTAAATTCTGAAAACAATGTAGCAATATTAAGTAATTTATAAATATGGCAAGCGAAAAAAGAAATTTATTTTTAGTAAGACCTTCATATTTACAACAAGCAAAACATATGAATGATGTTTTTTTAAATCTTGGTTTTAAATATAATGGTAAAATATTAAAAAGTGGAACATCACCAGAATTATGGGCTAATCCTCTTCAAATTCCTATGTATTCATGTTTAGAATCATTAATTATTTTTTTAATTGAAAATACTAAATCTATTAAAAAACATTTTTCAATAGCTATAGATAAAAATTCACTTAATGTTAATTAGTTTCTTAAAGCCAATATAATGTTTTTTGCATTCTTTACATATAAAAAACACGCCTTTTGTTGAAGTTCTTTCATGATAACAGTTTTATTTTAATTGAATATATAATTAAAGTGGGACAGCTAGTTTTAACAGTCTAGTTGGCTCATCCAAAGCCTAACCACTTTATTATATATATTAAAAGAAAATTATGAATATACAAGATTGGATTATTTTTTCTAAAGTAGGTTCTAACTTAACCCTAACTGCAAATCCATTAATACCTTTACAATTTACTTCTATAACAGGTGTTGGAGCAGAAGGATTTATAATAACTGATCCATCTGAGAATGCTATAACTACTAAAATTACTAATAATGGTTATTTATATGATGGAACGATTTCAGTAGGTTATTCTTATTTGTTTGATAGTGCTCCTGTATCATTAACTTCTTCAGATGCTTCAATTATAACTACAGATGTATCTATATTTAACCCGAATCCTACAAATACATTAACTATCAGTGATGTTATTTTATCTCCAACATTTTCAGTTGACTTATGTACTAATTTTGTTTATCCATCTGTAACATATTCAAGTACTGTATTTTTAAAACCGGTTTCTGTTAAATTAATAGAAACAGAACATTTATTTATATTTCAAGAATCATCATTAGGTGCTTTATCTCGTCCATATGATAATATAAATCCATATTTATCATTTAAATTTATTGGAGAAGAAAATCAAATTCAATTTTTTATAGTAGATGAAGATAAACAAGAAATAGAATGGACAGATGAAATTATATTTGATACAAGTATACTTGTTGCAGATATTCCACTTACTATTAATATTGGATTTAGAGCTGATCAAGAAGGCGTATATGAAAGATCTTTAGGAATTTATCATATTATAGATGGTGAATATCGTACTCTTGGAGAAATATTAGTTACTGCACAAGCTATTGGAGAAGATGAAAGATTTAGAGATTTATTAGCAAATTTTGGTTTACCAGATCCGAAAGATTTTTCAGATATATTTAAAGAAACAGATATAAATGAAGATATGTTAGATTGGGAAATTCTTAATCCTAAATCTAAACATATGATATTAGAACATGATAAAATCATGCCATATGTTGGTACTTATAAAGCTCTTATTAATGCTTTAAAATGGTTAGGATATGATGATATTTATGTTAGAGAATGGTTTAAAAATGTTAAAGAAAATAAAAAAATATCGTTTATAGTTCCATTTGATGCAAAAGATAGAACTCAAACAATATTAATGTTTTCTCCAGAAGAAAGAAAGATATTTAAAAAATTAAACGAATTATCTTTAGTTTACTGTCTCACAAGAGAAACTGGAGAAATAGATAATTGGGGAACACTTGAAACAGAAAATTGTTATTCTTATAATATTAAAGAAATTTTTGTAAAACTTTTAGCATTAAAACAATGGTTAGAAAGAAATATTATTGGTATTAATTGTAGAATTATTGATATAACTGGTGAAGGTATTTATTTTGAAAGATATTTAAATTTAATTTATACTACTGATAACATCGGTTATAATTTAAATATAGAGCAATCTCTTACTCCCATGACACTTGATAAATCAAGTGAATTAATTAAAGGAGATGCAAGTATATGTTTAACAATTAAAGAAATAGAAAGTCCTACAATAAATCAATATAGACTAAGATTTTCTGATATGATTTATCATATATATGATGCATCTACACATCTAACTTATCATTATGGAGATCCATCATTATTAACATTAGATACTTCTAATTATCTTATAAACATAGGTGCGCCTATTGCGTATCCAGTAAAAACTCTTAGAGATATACAATGGAAATTATCTGTTGAAAAACCAGATGCTGGAGTAATTGGAGTTGAACAAGTTTCAAATCCATTATTTATTCTCGAAAATGAAATAAGATTTTATAATATTTTAGATACAAGCAGCATTTTTCATAATGTTTCTACTAATTTAAACTTATTATTAGAAAAAGTTTATTTTAGAGATCCAAGTATAGATGAATGGATAAATTCGATAGCATATTCTCTTTATCCAAATTCTTCAGAAAATGGATATATTTTAGAATCTTCTATAGGTGATGTTATTCTATTTGATAATTATATGAATTTACAGCCAGAACCAAATGCTATTCTTCAATATGCTGTTGATGCTAATTATAAAGTTCCATTATTGAGTGCTAACGAATATTTTTCATTTATTGATTCAAGTAATAGTAAAAACTTTTTTCCAAAAACATATTATTTAGATATTCTTGATGGAAAAATCATAATGGATGCAAGTGGAAATACACAATATTTTATAAATTTCCAATATGATACAAGTTTAGATGAGCAAATGATAACATTAAATGCTGTTTATCAATCAGATCGTATGCCATTATTTATAATTGATTCATGCGCTTATTTTTATGGAGATCCAAGCATGCACAATGGCGGGGATGCAAGTGTTTTTGCAATTGATAATGCTTATTATTGTATGGGTATTAATCATATAGGAGATTATAATATAGAAGTTTTTGGATGGGATGGTTATAATACTCCGTTTTATAATAGAATAAATAGTTCATATAATGTTTGGATAAAACATCCAACAATTTATTCATTAATAGATAATTGTTGTAATATAAGTTGTGTTAGTACATATATGTCATTAGATGATGTTAGTGCTCTTATAGCTCAAAACACTAATCCTCTTTATGATAGACACATTCCACTTCAAGGATTATCTTTACAGATAGACAGTAATGGAGAACCTTATATTTCTGTACCTTCAATTACATATTTTCAAGATATTCCTGAATCAAATACGTTAAATAGATTCTTTAATATGACAGAAAGGGTTTTAACTATAGCTGATCCAGTTATTACAATTGATCCTGATTTTCAAGATTTTTATACAGGAGATGATATTAGATTAGTAAAATTTGATAAAGGAAAATATTCTTTGTTAATAGAAGCTAGTTCACACATATTAAATGCTACTGTAAATACTTTAACACTTGATAATATTGATTCAAATATTAATATAGATTCTTCATCTGATGTTTACATTATAAATGATACTTATAGAAGTGTTAAAAATGCTAGTAATAATGGTAGTAATTTTTTATGTGATGTAAGTGGTTATACATTTGGAGTAAATCAATTAGTAGGTATTATAGTTTCAGACGGTAGTACAGGATATTCTTGGGGTTCTTCTTATAGAGTTTTAACTGTTAATGGAAGCACACACACGTTTAATGCTGAAATACCTCAATTTTTCTTAAATAATCCTGGAAGATATACTATTAAAACTAAACATTCTTATTCTTCATATGCTAATATGACTTTAACAACAGATACAGCTACTGAAGTTAATAATACATTTAACATATATCTTAAAGATACAAATTGTCAAGAATATTATTTAGATAACACTTTCGTAATAATTAATATTCTATTTGATCAAGATCAAGTAAATAAACAATGGTATAATGTAAGTGATAATTTAATTAATTCAGAATTTTATTATCATCCTGAGCCTATTGTAGTAGATGTAAGTACACTAGTCATATTAAAATCTGTATATGATAATAGTACTTATTTATTAAATCAAAAAAATATTTGGACTGTTTATTATAATTTAACAGATACAATATTAATGAAAGTGTATAATGAAAGTGTTCCATATGTTTTTGATACAAGTGGATATTATGACGTTAAAGTAGAATCTTATGACTCGTATGGAAATATCATAACTAAAATGTATGAAGGTTTAATTAAGGTTGGTTTATAAATTATTTTGCAAATATTATAGGTATTATTTTATTAGAAATAGTTTTATCTAATCCTGCTGTAAATTTTCCTATAGTTCCTATATTAGTTAATGTACTCGTCTGTATATTCCAAACATCCGCAGCATTAATATTTGTAGCAATACTTGGTGTTACAGGTAAAGCATCTGCCCATAAATTCAAGTTTCCTAATGATAATTGTACTCCAGGAGGATAGAATACATTAATATCATCAATATAAAAATAAGCATCAGTTAAAGTAGCTTCAGTTAATCCATTTATACTTAATAATAATTGTCCAAAAGTTGTTGTTGGAGTAAATGAACATGATAATAGTTGCCAATCTGTAGTATCAATTGCTTCAGCATAGGTTGATGTTCCATTATCATATTCTATAGTTATCCTTGGATTTTGATGAAACCCTGTATAATAAGTTGCACTGTTTATTTTAACCCAAATAGATATGTTCATTGTTAAATTCTGTATATTTCCTGTTGGAACAATCTGTACCCATTCTAATAAGTCGGTTGTACTTGTTGGTTCAAATCTTAAAGCATATTTATCAGTTCCAGCTGTGTGAACTGTTTCATCTGATAAGTTATATCCTGTTCTTTTTAATCTCCCAAAGGGCATATGAACTGTATCGGCATTTAATACTCCATTTTCACTTGTCACTCTAAACTTTGATGTTGGAACAGTTAGTTCATAATCTGTAGTGCTAAAATTGATATTTGTAGATGAATTATTATTTGTTAAATCGATATATGTTCCAGAAGTAATAGAAAAATCTGTGGTATTAGCAGTTAAATTACCATATCTTTCATTAAAAAACTTAACATTAATAATGCTTCCTCCCATATGATACCCTCTTGTACATCTATTAATAGTATTATTTCTAAATACAGAATTTGATAATCCACCTATATATACAGGACTACCTGAACTTAATGAGATACCATACCAATCATTATTAATATAACTGTTATTTATTCCGGCACATGTTATTTGATAATAAGCCGTACAAGGTAAGTTATAAAATCTATTATTTTCAAATAATAAGTTTCTAACTGTTCCAAGACCAGTTGTTACTTTCCAAATACTTCCAGAAGTTATATTAATATTATCTTTAATGTTGATAGCTCCTGATGTAAATGTAGATGAATATGTTGTTGAAAGAATGGGAATTGCTGGACACCCCAAGCCATAATTTCTTAAAACATTTAATCCTTTAAGCGTGGATCTTTGAAACTGTATTCCACCTACAGCATAAGCTGCTGCAGATGATCTATAATGTAAATTGCCGTTTAATTCAGGTGTTGTAGTATAACTTGGATCAGGAATATAAGTAACAAGACCTGTTGAATTTGTAATCGTGTTATTAAATCGTGTTCCTTTTATCACATAATGTAATGGAAATACATAAATTGAACTTGCTAGTAGAAGATTTCCTATAGATATTCCATATCTTTCAACATTTATTATACTACCTCCAGCTAATAAAGTAATGCCTAAGTTAGTTCCCATTGTAATAGTAGAACCATCTACACTTCCTACTGTATTTATATTATTAGCATAAGATACACCTGTAACATCTACGGGTCCATAAAAAAGACTCTCTCCTGGCAACCAGCCAGTTGATGTATCTGTTTTTACTATCTTTTGTCCAGAACTTGCATTAAACGCAGCATAAGCTATTCTAATTGAAGGTTCTTCACCATAAAGCTGTATTGATTGAAAAGGATAAAAGTTACTTGAATATCCAAAATATTGATACGTAAAACCCCAGTTGCTTGGGTCAATTATTGCTTGTTTACTATATGGTATTCTATTTTCTGATGAACCAATAGTTAATCCTGAATATGTAAAACCAACTATATCACCACATAACTTAAGAGTATAAGATGCTAATGGAGGGTTTTCCCATCTTAAATAGGAATTATTACTTGCGTCAAGATTATTTATATTTGAACATATATAAATTGCATATCTACTATTAGTAGCGTAATCAGCTACAGCAGTATTATATCCTGTATATAAAGAACTATTTATAGTCAAATAATTTTTAACTATAAATGTATCACCGTTAGTAAAGTTCAATGATGTATCTGACCAAACCCAATAATCTGTAGCTGCAATAGTATGAGGATAAGAACTTGCATAATTAGCATAAACTCTATTAGCTCCAAGAGGTTGAGTATAAGCATAAAATCTATATGCGTTTGTTGATGCACTAACTGCTGTAGATGGAATATTAATATTTGCTGCATATATACCTTTAGTAGCGCCAACACCTCTCCCTGCTGTTCCTATTGTAGGTATAATATCTGTATATCCTAAACTTCCTGAACTTAAAACATTCCATAATCCAGGTCCTGCACTACTATTTGTTGTAGTGTTTATAAGCGAACCATCTTTAATTGCAGATATTGCAAATGTATTTGCAGATGGGTTCATAACGTAAAATACTGAAGTATCATTTAATCCTGTTCCTATAGTAGCTGCTCCTGAAGCTGTTGTTTTACTAAATGCAATGGATGCATTTTGAGTTAATCCATGGGCAGTTTTTGTAATAATACAAGGAGAGCCTTTAGATATATCACAAGGACCTAAAGAAGCCTCAAGCCTCATAACAAAATTTGATGTATTATCATCATAAGAATTACATACGGCCATTCCAAGTCCTATACAGTTTCCCGCATTAGCAAAATTTAGCGGGAAAAAATTTATAGGACCATAAGTCATACCTATAGTCTGGCATCCATTCCCTATATTCATTGCTTCAACTCTGTAAAATGGTTTATCTGTATCTGCAATTGAACAGTCTTTATATGTTATTAAATTTGACATGCTTTTTTATTTTATAATAGGTTCGATATCTATAGGTTCAGTAATAATTCCCTTAATACCATCAATTTTACTTTTAAAATCTGCATCTTTTATATAAAGTTCATCAAATATCTGAAGATTATATTCCTTTTCTTTTAATTCAGTATTTAACTGAATTTCCTTATTTTCTAAATCATTATAAAAAGATACTCTTGACTCTAACCAAACTAAAATATCATTAGATGTAGTTTCTGGCATAAATACATTTGTTTCTTCTATTCCATTACTAAATGAAACAAATACATTAAAGCGATTTTTATTTAAAACAATGTTTGTTATTTTGCTTGTTATCATGATTAATGTTTTTTTTAAGTTATATGAATTGCTATTATATTTTCGCTTATATCTCTTTCAAATGTTACTGTTTTATAATGTAAGTTATAGTTATTTATTAACAGAGATGAAACATCATTATTACTATTATATATAAAAGATACATCTTTTGTGCCTATAGTGTTTATTGTTATTATTCGTGAAACATAATTATCTGAATTATAATAAAATGAAACATCTCCTGTTTTAGGCATATATGTTGCGTAGTCTAAAGATGCATTAACTGTATTAAATATTGTATTAATAGAACTATTTATATTAGTTCTACTTGCTAAATCATTGTATTCTGCTGTTGATAAATGATAATAATCAGTACTTCCAAATAATCCAGCAAGAGTATTATGATCTGTATTTGAACCACTTCCAACTGAACTTATAGTTGTAATATTTATTTTTCTTGGAGTTGCAGCTAAACTTACTTTTCCCAAATTATTATTTGGAATTTTATATTCCCAAGAAAATTGATAAGAAATAACGCTTTCTGCAATAGGATAACCAGTCATATCAAAATTTCTTGGATCTTCAGCTTGAGCTAATGCTAATGATGTAAATATAGCACGCCCAGGAATAAGTGCAAATCTAGAATTTCCATAAATATTTGTAAATAATAAGTACCAATTATACCATCTATTATTCGTATTAGCTGCTTCAGTTAAACCTGTGCCATTATCCCAATATATTCTATTATTTGGACCATATTTATATGGTACTGATGCATCTTCCCATACCCAAGTTGATGCATTGGTTCTGTAATATAATGTATATGCTTTAGTTGAACCATCAGGACGCGTAAACGCTGGAAGAGTTTCAAACATATCTTCATCTGCAATAATAGCTTCAGAAACTCCAAAAGTATTTGTAGCATTAGTTGTTCCTCCAATGATAGGACCAGAAAGTAATCCTCCACTAACATATTTTGTTCCTATCGTAAAGTGTAAATATGCATGAGTTCTTCTATCCATTAAAGATTGATGTTTCTCTTCTGAAAGTTGATATATTGGTTCTAATGATGAATCCCAATTAATTGTTGCAACTGGAAGAGTATCATCCATTAAAGTCCATGCAGATTGTGAGCTAGAAAGGATTCCATTATCATTATTTATAACAATATAATGCATTCCTTTTGCAGGAGGATTTCCGATTAAAACGGATGGATCTGTAGAAAAAGTATAATTGATTCCAGCTCTCATATATCTCCATGTAGAACCTGTGCGATATAATTGTAAAATATATGTTGATGGATTAAAGGCGATACTTATATCTGTTTCATCAACAAAACCACAACGATTAATATCAATCCAGCGTTTATCATCATAATATTTGTTAATAGCGTCTGATGAATTAACACCATTTTCAAATCCAGTTATTTTTCCACTAACAACTAAAGAAGCATCTATTGTCAATAAACCTGTCATAGTATCACCTGCTTTATCAACTTTTAATGCTAATGAGGCATCTACGTCTATTTTAAGCGCAAAACTTGCATCAACATGTGAAATAGTTGCGTATTTATCTAAACCAGCTATAGAATTTAAACTAGCTTCTAAAAAACCATTATTCCAAATAAAATCATTACTTAAAGAAGCATCTGAAATATAGTTAATTAACGTTGCAGAATCCGCAATATTTAATAAATTACCGCTGCCATCATAATAAAATCCATCGCTTGCGTGTTGCACTAAATTTTGATATGTTGCAGATACAAATTTTCCAGTTAATTCTACGCCCATGTAAATATATTTTTATAGAATATATATTCTATATGAAAATAACATAACTATGTTTCAATACTATAACTGGCAAGAAGTAAATATTAACTGGGAAAATGTTGATATGAACTGGGAAGATGTTGGATTTTTAATCAATGAGGTTTTCCCTTTAATGAGTGGTACTGCACCACTTGGCGGGCCTATTCATAAAAAAGATTTAAAGAAACTTAATGAACTTCCAGAAGAAAAGAAACGTCATATTATTAAAATAGTGTGTAAAATTACAGGCGAAGATGAATATATATCTTATAAATATAAAAATGAAGACATAAAGATAACGGCAGATCACATTAATATTATTCGTGATCAATTATTTAAAAATAAAATTAAAGTAAATGTACACAATATTTCTTGATAAATCTAAAGTTTTTGAATGTAATGTTAACATTGAAGGCGCCTCTTTATCTCAAAGTGAAGCTCGACTTCTTTTAGAAACTGAAAATTTTACATTATCTTTTAAAGGTGAAATTAAATCTGATGGTACTGTTAAAATTCCAATAAACAAACTAAAAGGCATTCTTAAAGAAAACTTTACAGGTAATATTTCTTTAGAAGTAATAGCAGAAGACACAGTGTTTGTTCCTTGGAAATCTGAATATCATACAGATGTATCTAAAAAAGTAGAAGTTAAATTTGATAATGAATTAAAAGAAAGTGAAAAACCTGTAGAAACTATAAAACCTAAAATGTCATTTTCTATAAAACCTGATGAATTTGATACTAAAATTCACATAAACGAAATATTTAAGATATTAAGTAAAAATAATGTAAGTAAGAAAACTCTTTCTACTAATATGCCAATTTTTAATAAATTAGTTGAAACATATTGTACATTAAATTCTATAAATGATGCTTCAAATGTAGGTAGTATTAAAAGACAATTATTAAAGGATATAAAATAAGATCACATATGAAAAAACTTATTAAACCTTGGGAAGGCAATCCTTCAGAAATAGAAAATTTCTATGATGATATTAATGAAGCTACTAAATTAGAACCAGATTTAGGTGGAGAAATTGATGATGATACTCACAAACTTTTGAAAAAAGACGAAGATAAAGATGAAAATGAATTAGAAGGATTTGAAAAAGAAATAACAGAAGAAGCAGATCCTTACGCAGATATCTTAAAAGATTTAAAATAATTCCTAATTATTTTTTTGTGTCAAATATATTGATTATATTTGTACCATGATAAAACATCTCTCTCCTAAATCAGAAGATGAGTTACGACTATACTATACTCATTTAAATTCACGAAGAAAAATGGAAGTTGGATGTGACGATGGTTTAATATGGCTAGTTGAAGATGCTCTTGAACAAGTTAAACAAACATTTTCTATTTCTTGCGACATTAATGGTAATCATATAAAACATCTTACTGAAGATAACATCAAAGAACAATTACGTTGGGGTTTACTTTGTGCAAGTTATAATGGCCAAATTGAAATAGTTAAATATTTAATAGAACAAGGAGCTGTTCCAGACAAATTAGTTTATATATGGGCATATGATAATCCAAGGGTGCCCGATGTAAGAAAAAAAGAAATATGTAAATTATTAAGGTATCATAGTAAACTATTAAGGTATCATAGAAAACTTAGCCAAGTTTCGTGCTTAAAATAACAAATACACGTAAAATGGCAATAAAACACCTTACACCCAAATCAAGAGAAGAAATACAATCAGCAGTATTAGATAGTCCGGCTTCATTAGAAAAAATTAATTTACTTAATAGTAATTATATTGAAGTTACAAAAGAAGAAGCTCTTCAATTAGTTGATGAACTTCCAATTTATGAAAAATTAAGATTTGCATTAAAAGTAAACAATGTTGAAATAGTTAAGAAAATTCTTGATACTAGTTGTAAAAGTATAACTCCTGCTAAAAGAATTATTACGTATTTTAATAAAGACGATAAGCCTGTAACTGCAATAACATTTAATCAATTAGATGAAATTCTTACATGGGCCTTTAAATATAAGCAAGATGATATAATAGAATATATTAAAAAAAATCTTAAAAAAATTGTTAAAGACATCACGTCATTCGAAAGAATACAATTTGCAATGCATGTGAATGATATGGCTTTAATAAAAAAATATATCTATGATGTTGACAAGAATAAATTACAAACTTTTGAAGCAGAAGCTATTTTAAGATGGATTGTTGCAAATAATCACGATGATATTTTATCTAATCTTATTAAAAAAATAAAAATTTCAGAATTTAGAGAAGATTATCTAAGACTTATTATTCAAAAAATTATCTTTCAACCTGCAAGTGAAAAAATGGTTAGAATGATGTTAGATGCAGGTATGGATGTTCATATGGATATGGATTATCCTTTAGTTGAAGCTTGTAATATGCAAAAAATTAATTTAGCTAAGTTATTAATAGAATATGGAGCAAATATACATGCGCAAGGCGAAATATGCTTAAGAAATGCGTGTATAATGGGAAATATAGAAATTATTAAAATGCTTTTACATTTAGATGCTGATATACATGCAGAAAATGATGAAGCATTAAGACTAGCTGCGGCTAATGGACGAACAGAATTAGTTAAGTTACTTATTGCTGCTGGCGCAAATGTAAAAGCACATAATTATTTAGCTATTTATTGGGCAGAATATAATCGACATACAGAAATTGTAAATATACTAAAAGCTGAACAAACAAGAATTGAAGAAACTAAAAGACTTATAAATCTAGCGAAAAATGAGCAAAAGAGACATAGCAAAACCAAAACAAAAAGAAAAAATTATAAGACTTCCAATATCGAAATTCATTAGTTTATGTTCATTTTACAATTAATACCATGCCATTTTTTATAATTCATTTTATCTATTAATTTATTACAATGCATACATAATTGTTTTGGAGAATTTTTATTTCGTTCACTGAGTTGTTTTCTTTGTTCAATAGTACGTTTTTTTCCTTTATTAGCTTTACTAATTTTATTTTTTTTAACTTGACTACATATTTTACCTCGTGATCCATCTCCTATTTTCTTTTTCCATTCTGCAGAAAGTTTTTTTCCTTTATTTGGCGATATTTTTCCTTTATGTGATTCACTTAAATGTATTTTATGTTCGATGGATAGTTTTTTTCCTATTTTTTTATTTCTCATTTTTAATTTTGATTGAATATTATGATGTTTTCCAAACATAGGATGATCCTTTCCTTTTTGAATATATTTATGCGCATTTTTCATTTTAATTTTTGTTTCTTCAGAAACTGGAATTTCGCATATTAATATTTTAATTTTTTCATATGTTCGTGCTGATATTTTATATAAATTAAATTTAATGGAATGTTGAAATCTTCTCAATGCTAATCGCATACCTCTATTATTAGGATATATGCGTGTTAATAATAAATGACAAACAAAATGTTCTCTTGTAGTTAATAAAACTAAATTATTTTTTTCATCTGTTCCATTTAAATTTTTGGGAACAATATGATGGCACTCATAATATACATAATTTGAGTCTGATTTATTTAATTTTTTGCGATTATCTTTTTCAGAGTTATTTATTATGTTATTGTAAATTTTTAAATAATTCATAAAACTTTAAGTTTATTTTATTATATATATTTATACATTTATCTCAAAAATAAGCATTAATGAAAAATATAGGAAAAAATACTAATAAGAAATCGGAACGAATAATTAAATTGTGTATTTCGAAATTCATTGATACAAAATTTCGAGATTATGCATTATATGTCCTTACTAGCCGAGGGATCCCTTCGTTTTATGATGCGTTAACTCCTGTTCAAAGATATATTCTTAAAAATACTCCTTCATCATTCGTTAAAACTTTAACTGTAGTAGGAAAAGTCATACAAGACGGCTATCACCATGGAGATTGTCTTGATGGAAACACAAAAATTAATTTAGCTGATAATACTCAAATAACTATTAGAAAATGGTTTGAAGAATATCCAGATGCTATTTTAATGATTAGATCTATTGATGAAAATGAAAATGAAGTGATAGGTATAGGTCATTCTCCACGTATAGGTCAAGAAACAAATGACTATCTTGAAATCGAATTAGAAAATGGAGAAATTATAAAGTGTACCAAAAACCATCCATTTTTAGTAAATGAAAAATGGATTAAAGCAGAAGATTTAAAAGAAAATGATGAGTTATATACATTAACTTAATATTTTACGCTAGTGGTTATAGAAAATATCATAAAAAATGTGAAATATGTAGAAAAGAAATTTTTATTCAAGCAAGAACATGTAAAAAATGTGCATACGAGTTAAGAAAACAAAGTTGGAAAAAAACGTGTAATTCAGAACATAATTTTTTAAAAATTCTTCTTCACGAAAACAATGGGAAAATAGATTATTAAATAAGAAGGAATAATAAATGTTTGGCAAAGAAAAGAAGTAAAAGAAAAAAGTAAACAGACATTAAAACAGAAATATAATAATGATTATCAAAATTTTTTAGATGAAAATAAAATCAATCAAACTAATTAAATCAGATATACCAATAAAATTTTATGATATAACAGTAGATGATTATCATAATTTTTCTATTAGTAATACTAATATTATAGTTCATAATTCTTCTATTATTGGCGCAATTAATAAATTAGCACGCCCATTTGGTAATGCAATACAAATTTTAAATGGTTATGGATTCTTTGGAAGTGAGGTATCTCCTTCACCTGCATCACCCAGATATACATCTGTTAAACTGTCTCCAACAGCTAATGGAATACTTAATAAGTACAATCATTTAACGACAAAGGAATCAGAAGGTCCTTATGATGATTTATGGATGGATATTCCATTAGGATTAACCTCACCTATTGTAGGTATTGCCGTAGGATATAAAACTACAGTTCTTCCAAGAAGACTTAAAGATATTCAGGAATTTCTTGAAGGAAAGCGTAAAAATCTCAAACCTTATTTTGAAGGATTTAGTGGTACAGTAGAAAAATATAAAGGAATAGATAAATCATGGTTTATTTCATCAACATTTGAAATTGACAATAAACGAATAATGATTCATGAAATCCCGCCAATTTTAAAATATACAACGGTAATAAAAAAACTTGATTTTTTATTCAATAAATTTGAAGGCAATATTCGTATTATTAATAATTCTAATACAAAGGTGAATATTGATATTGTTTATACTGGAAAATCAAAAGAAGAATGGGAAGAAATAATAAGCTTTATTAAAAGAATATTTTCTATTATTGTTACAGAAAATCCTGTATTTATTAAAGATGGTCAGGTTCTTGTTTATGATTCTGTTGAACAATATTTAGAAGATTATAAATGGCAAGTTATAAGATTAAAATATAAAAACACCGAATATGAGTTTAATGAATTAACTTTTGATTTAAAATTTAATGAAGCCAAATTCAAATTCATTACATGGATACTCCAAAAACAGAGAACAGATGAAGAAGTTACAATCTGGTTAAAACCATATAAACAAGACATATGTGAAAAACTTGAAAGATTAACATCAAGAAAATTTACTACAGATGAATTATTTGCAACTACTAGTACAATACGAAGGCTAAAAAATGAATTAAAATTTAAAACCAAAGAACTTAATGATTTTTCAAAGGCTTTCTTAAGTTTAATTGATCCTACATTAACTCGTAGTATAGGTTCCAAGAAAAATTTAGTTAATTTATTTGAAATTCAAGATATTCAAGATGTAGATGGAGTAACTATATGGCAAGGTGATGATGTATATGAAGAAATAGAAAAAGAAGAGACTGATGAAGATGAATAAACTTTTCCTTTATTTCCTCTTCTATTTTTATTTCCTCTTAAGTTTTGTTTAAATATTCAAGAAAAAATAAGAATAAATACTGAAAATATTCATTTAATGATTACTAAAATACAATTTGAAAAAACTTATAATGAATTTTCTCCATCTAAAATAGAAAAATTTTATTTTAGATTTTTTTCCATAAATGCTGTACGACGATACAAATGGGTATCTTGGCTGATGATAATTATTCTATTTATACCCATATTATTAACTTTTATTCTTACACTTATTAATGGACATCCTAGTTGGATGCAAATACCGACATTGATTTATACAGGTTTTATAACTTTGATTGGAATTCCCTGGATTTTTTTATGGAATATACATATTTATAGAATTTATAAAATAAGAAAACGTCTTAATTTATCTTTAAAAGAATATCATAATATTGTTAGAAAATTATATTTTCAGCATAATCCAGATATAATAGATATCAAAGATTTTATAAAAAGTAAATGTAAACAATGAAAGCTAAATTTATATACGAAGCCATAAAACATTTAGCTCCAAGAGATGAATCCGAAATGCGTGCAATGTTCGATAAACTATCTCCTCTTCAAAAATTAGAGAGTTATAAAGAAATGGGAATAGATTTATCAATATTAGAATTTAAACAAATATTAGATAAACTTACTCCAGCAGGATTAGCAGGATTTGCAATAAAATATAATCAGCCAAAATTATATATAGAAGCAATAAAAAGGGGTCATAAAATGACTGCATCAAATAAAGCAAATATTATAAAAAATCAAAGATATTTTGAATCAAACTGGGAAGGAAAGAAGGATTGGTTAGAAGTAATAAATAAATTCGTTAATAAAGGCCGTAAGAAAATAGTTGATAGAGACCCTAAAGAAAATTTAAAAGATTATAAAATTGCAAGAAAAAAAATTAACGATTTACATGCTAAAGGATCTGATGGCTATAGCATGAAAGATGTAACAAGCCCTAGACAAGAAACAAACGGAACAATGGCATTTAGACTAAAAGTATTAAAAACTTATTATAATGGAAGAGTACCACAATACGAACCTAATGAATTTTCAATATCAAAAAATGGATATGTAAGAAAATATTATCCATCAATGTTTTCAAAAGTTGCTAATAATTTAATAGAAAATCCATATTTGACTTATGAAGAATTAGCAGATATTCTTATTAAGTATCTTAAAAATCACAATTTTGTAAATGAGAGCTAAAAAAATAAATGAAGCTATTAAGCATATGCTAGGAATTTCTCAAGAAGAATTAGCGGCTAACGTAGAAAAAGAATTGCTTAAAAGTGAACAACATACTACATCACTCGAATTAGCATTAATAGCAAAAGGTAAAAATTTAATTTATCATGTGTGGAGTGGTTTAGATGCTTTTGAATATAAAGATAGAAATGGTAATAAAGCTTATCCTCAATATATTGCAGTTATAGCTAAAAATCAGCGAGATGCAAGACAAAAAGTTGCTGCAATACTTGGACAAAAATTAGAATATCAGCATACCCCCAATATGGGCGAGGATTATGATAATTTTATATATAATGCAGAATTTATAAAAGAATATAAAGGATAATGAAAGCAAAACTAGTAAATGAAGCTATAAAACACCTTGCTCCTAAATCTGATGAAGATATAAGAAAAGAATTTGATAAAATGTCTCCAGAAGATAAAATATCTAATCATAAAGATATGGGTATTAATTTAACTCAATCACAATTACATAAATTAGTAAACCAAGTAGATATTCCTCCTTTTAAAAAATTAGAGCTTTATAAATATAATAATATAGAAATAAGCAACGAAGAAAAATCTAAATTATTAGGACAATTAACAGATAGAATAGATAAAGAACATTTTAAAAATTGGGATATTAATTATCACGTTTTTAGAAAAGATAACAAGCCCTGGGTCTTTCAAGCAGGAAATCAAAATATATTACTTCCTTATATCGTTATGATAGCTAAAAGTGAAGAAGCTCTTTTAGATAGATGTAATATATTTACAGGAATAGATTTAACATTTGAAGATATTAAAATAAAATTTGAGAACTATTTTTAATGAAAGCTAAATTTGTAAATGAAGCTATAAAACATTTGGCCCCTCATTCTGAAGAAGAATTAGAAGATAGAGGGTATACAGAAGAAATGCTTAAATGGGCATCTTGGCAGTCAGATGGCTATATGACACTAAATAATTGGGGTGGTATAGAAATAAAAATAATAGATAATGGTGATGGCGTTGAATATAGATTTAATTACGGAGATGAAGGCAATGAAGTAAAACCTGTGCATGATGCTGAGATAGAATGGGTAGAAGATCCAGATAATGATGAAAAAGATGAAGAAGGTTTTCCTATATCAGAACCATCTTTTATGGTAGGAGACTCTAGATATTTTCTTAAAGACTTTATGCGATCGTAATCATTTTGATTTATTACGTTTTATTGTTTCACGTAATTTTAATTTAGCTATCTCATTCATAGGAATACCTTTATTCCATGTAGTTTTTCCCTTTTTAGCATTACTCATTTGCAATAATGTTTCCTCAGAATATGGATTCTTTTTATTTTTATTCCAGGGTATTTTTCCTTTATGGCTTTTACTAAGATTTAATTTCCATGATTCTGGAGGAGGCGCATGTTTTTTACCCAACATAGAATTGCTTTGTTTTTTTCTTGTTTCTTCTGAGTGGCATTCTCTTACGCCCAAACCTCCTTTAGGACTTATATTATATCCATTTGAACTAATGTATTATACTGAATAATGTATTTTTCTTGAGCATTAAAAGCTTCTTTTTTAGTTTCAAAATTTTCTAAAATTTCCTTTTTAAAATATATTTTTCCATATTTTTTAATAGCAGCATTTAAATATGATCCTCCTCCTAAATAATTATCTTTTTCTATATTATCTGTACTATGGTCTCCTACATATTGTTTTCCATTAATAGTATTAGTAGTAATGTAAACGTAGGTAAATTTCTTTTCTTTCATAAATAAAACTATATATTTGTATATATTTTTAAAACTTTTTTAATCCCTACTATATAATATCAAAGAAATAATTAACATTTAACAAATTTATTATGGCAAGCAAAAAAATTGAATTTGAAGCAAAAAACGTTAAAGCATTTACATCATGGTTAAAGCGCTTTTCATTAATCTCTAATTCATTATTATTAGAAATAGATGAAAAAACTTCTTCATTTATTGCTAAAGTTTATAATGAAGAGCATAGTATAGTCAAAATGAGTAAAATCAATTTTGATGATGCAGGAATGCTTTGTAAGCCTACAAAAGAATCAAAAAGAATTAAAGTAGGTCTTTTTAATATTCCAAGATTAATAAAAATTATTGATCAATTTAATGATGCAGAATTTAGTTTAATAATTAATTATGATGAAATAATATCAGAAGATACAACAGCATCCAATTTTGCAGGAAAAGATATTCAACTAAAAAATAAATCTCTTAAAATGTCAGTTGATTGTACTTCTCTTAATATTTTTAAATATATGACAGATGATTTATTTAAAAAAACTATTGCAGTTATAAACGTAATTGGTAAATTTGAATTGCTTAAATCTACTATTGAAAAATTAAATTCATTGTGTATTTTAGATAATGAATTTAAGTTTATAGAATTTAAATTTATTGATGAAGAAATTATGGTAGTAGGTAAATCTTTTCAATTGGTATTAGAAAAAAGAAAAGAATTAATAAATGCTATGATTAATATATTTAAGGACCAATTTTTAACTGTAGATATTGAAAATTATGATGTTGAATTAGGAGAAGATAGATTAGTATTTAAATCAAAAGATTCAGATACAATTTGTGTTATTAGTATGGCTGTAAATGATGATTAAATAAATTTTAATTCTTTTAATCCCAGTTAGAAAAAACTGGGATTTTTTATTATCTTATATTGGGATATAACAAAAGAAGAGATTAAAGAAGAAATTAAAAAAATTCCGGTTCAGGATCGTTTGTTTAAAGCTAATAAATATGGTATTACATTTACTAATGAAGAGATGAATGAATATAAAAAGGAGCTTTATGATTATGACTAAGATGTTTTATCGCTTCATTTATTTTCTTTTTCTTTATGTGATCTTTCAACACTTTCACCACTTCAATATGCCCATTTCGGCTTGCCCATTGTAAAGC